TATCAAGTCGACTCACATATGTTACATGATATGAATTGGGATCGAGCTCTGATTGAAGATTATAAGAGAGCGATGGATATGTGTGAAACCAATAAAGTCATCATTACTGGATCATGTAAATCATTTATAATTGAAGAAAAAGACGGAGAGATTAAAACTTATCTTTGTCAAGAAGAAAATGATGCTTGTCAAGTCAAGTATTATACTATTGATCCGGATACTTTGATTCCAGATGTACATGGAGACGCGATTCCATCGACTGATATGCCAAGACCGGCGTTTCATATTATGGCAGGAAACTTCTTTACGCATGTCGATTGGATTGACAATGTCGGATTAGATCCAAAAGTCTTCTTTGTAGGAGAAGAAGTCATGATGACGATGATGTCATACGCTGCTGGATATAAAATGTTCCATCACAGTAAGATGGTTTCATATCACTTAGAAGACACGAGTAATTGGCATACGAAAACTCCGCCAGAAGATGCGAAAGCTGCGCGAAGAAGAAAAATACTTTCAGAGATCGGTCGTTGGCAATGGAAAAAATATCTTGAGGCATGCAGAGAAGATCTTCTTTCTGAATTCCACAAAGAATTTGGTGTAGACTTTATTAATCTTGATATTGAAGATCGTGCTCGAACTTATAGTCTTGACGTTGTTCCAGGTAAAATTGATCTTCTTGCTATTTCGAAGAAACCGAAGAAGAAAGTGAAATTGCCGAAAACTCTTTTTATGAGTGAAGATGAAGAATGATCGTTTGTTCTCTTCCACGATGTGGTGCTACTCGTTTTTGCTTGGATCTCCAAGAGAAAACAAGTTTACCATTTGTGGGAGAGTTACATCCTGTTCACATTCAAAGTAATAGAAAACAACTTACTCACGAAACTAAGCATCAAACAAATTTTACGCAAGATTCGTTTGCCGACTTGTTACAAGATCATAGTGAACACATCGTACTTGTAAATCAACACTCGTATCTTTTAGCCAATCAGGCAAGTTTCTTTATACTTCGTAAAAATATGAGAAACGCTGCTTTAAGTATGGCAAATTATTTGCTAAAAGTATATCCCGAATTAAAACCCAATGCCATTCGTTTTAATATTGGTTTGATGTATAATGATTATCGTGCACTCGTCGCGTATTTAAATAAATACCAAAAAGAAGTTGTTTGGTACGAAGATTATTATGGTATCGAAGACACACATATGCCTTTACTTGATTCGTATCCTGGCAAAGAGTCTATTATAAAAGAGATTGATTCGTATTATGAATCTAAAAGTTCATAAAAGATATGTGCTTACATTCGCGCAATTAGCAGGCCCATTTATTACAATCTGGGCTCTGATTCAATATGCAACTTTTCCATGGATAATTGTTTCACTCACAGCGTTCTTTTTGATGAGAGTAATAGGTGGATCGATTACGTATCATCGAATCCACAATCATCGTACGCATACAATGAATCCTATCGTAGAATTCATATGCACGGCATTCGGATTCTATGGTTCATTTGCTTCGCCGCTTGAATTCTGTGTATCGCACGACAATCATCACAAGTATCATGACACTCAGAAGGATCCGCATCCTTACCATTTGCAAGGTTGGAAAATACTTTTTCCAATTCTTTGGAATAATGACACGAATCAAATAAATTTGAAAACAACAGTCAGACTGATTCGTAATAAGATTACCAATTTCTTCTATGAAAAATACTGGATTTTGTTATTCTTACCGTTTCTATTGTTATTCATATCGTTACCAGCATACTTGTTTATTTACATTGTTCCTGCTACATTGTCGATATGGTCCACAGGAATCGCATCTCTAAATCATGATAAAAACGGTCCAAAAGATATGGGATTTTGGTACGGAATTATCAGTGGTGGAGAACATATGCATAAACAACACCACGAACAACCATTTGATACAAGCAAAGAAGGTTGGATAAATACCATCGCAGACATAATAGCTACAAAGAGAGTTAAGATATGAATATTGTTTATACTGTTATAAATGATTTGTCAGAAATAGATTTTGATGACTTGTATGAAAGATCAAAGGATGCTATTGATGCGAATTGGCCGGAAAATTCTACATTAACTGACGCCGAACGAAAAACCAACATGCGCACATTAATTGAAAGCGGAATTAATAATGAGTGGCCAGGATTAAATCCTCATGGCGCAAATGATACTTATATTATGATAAGAGCTTTTGATACTGTAGCTGGAAAAGATATGGGATTTGTAAGCGGGTTTATCCTTGAAAATGGAACATTAGATGGCAGACATTCACTCACTGCTCCGGATGAAAACGGTTCTAGAAATTACGTTTTTAATCAAGAAAATGTAACAGCCAAAAATAATTTTAATATTGAAATTGGTATAACTAAACATTTGTATAGAAATATTCCTGCAAATTCAATCTTTCATAGAACTTTGCGTATGCGAGCAAACGCAGCAAACTATGAACTTTTAGAAGACGTAGATTCTCCAACGCACGGGCCAAATTTTAGAAATATATTAATACAATTAAATCTATGAAGTTTTTATTGAATGTAGGAGCCGAGAAATCTGGCACTACTTGGTTATATGAGTATTTTAAAGAACACCCAGATTTCTATGATATGGGAAAAGAACTGAATATTATTCAGAGAGACGATTTAGTTCCTGTCTTAGAAGATGTAAGCGAATATAGAAAAGACATAGAGTCTTTTTTTCGGGCTGTTTCAAATATAAATCAAGTCACAGGCGACTTCACACATTATGAAGGCTCGAGTGAGAACATCTTTCGACTTATTAAAAACGGTTTACTAAAATACGATATCGAAGTAGTACCAGTTTATATTATGAGAGATCCTATTCAGAGGAGTTGGTCTTCTTGGAATATGATTGGAGGAGGTAAAATTCCAAATCGGTCGTTAGCTTCACGATTTGTCATGAGCAATTTCATATCATGTAAATATAAAGAAACTATCGAAGCTTTGGACAGTGTGTTCGCAAATCCGCTCTACTTCTTTTATGAGGATTTTTTTACTCAAACCAATATCAATCAGATATGTGACGAGTTAGAAATTTCTCGACATCCAGCAGAATGTGATAATAAAGCAGGAGCTTCTTCCTATAAGAAAATGCCAAACAGTTTCGTCAAGGCTTTTGGTAAATCTTTAAAGAATAAAGAGGCTGCTAAATATGTTTTTGAAAGATTTGAAAATGTACCATGGAAACTCGAGGATTATTCGTAGATCTACTCTCGATGAAGATATTCGCTTAACTTTTCTTGAAGGTTTAAATAGGCATACGAACATGCATTACTTTGATCGTAATGCGCCTACAAATAAAACAGATGAAGCTGTGCTTGAATTTCTCGACAGAGAACAGTTTAATTGTAACAAAACTCATATTGAATATTGGTATCAGGCGTATAAATCTTCTGGAGATTTGTGGCCTCATGTAGATTTTAATGAAAAGCTTCGGCACAGAATTGAGGCTGGAGAAAAGTTGAAACCAGAAGAATTAATGTCTCCAATTACCATATCGTGTTACTTAGAAGCAATCGATCTTGAAGGCGGAGAATTTTGTATTTCTGAAAGAAGTTGGTTAGACTATGAAAAAGAACTGAGCCCTCCGGAAGTTTTAAAAGAAGAATTGTTAAAATATACACACGAGTCTTTTCAACCTACCGAAGGTGCGGTCTTATACTTCGAAGGCAGTCGATACTACCATTGGGTCAATGAAATCAAAAGCGGCTCTCGCAAGAGCATACTCATCAATTTCTGGGACAATTGTAGTCTTAACTCCACTTCGCCCAATTAATTTCTAATGTCTATATTACCAGAAATAGAAATACGATGTTCGTCTGAAGTTTGAAACGGATATACCTGATGCTTAAGATAATTTGGAAACATAATAAGAGAACCTTCCCATGTCTTATCAATATCTAATTGAGTCGTACTAATTCCACCGTCTAATGAGTTATAAATGAATTCAAACTTTGATGCAACTTTATAGTTTGATTCTCTTACATTTGGCATATTTAATTCCTCTTCTAAATCATAAGGAATTGCAATCCATATCACCCATGAAATAGCTTTGTGGTGAAAATGTATTGGATTATATTCGTGTTTCTTCTGAAAATTTACCCAAGCATCATTATCAATGACATAATTATGATTTTCATAAAAATTAAATTTTCTTCTATATTCAAGAAACGTTTGCTCTATGCATTCTCTAAACTGCCCGTTAATAACATACTGAAATTCTGTTTCTAATTGCCCAGCTAAATTAGTATTGTATTTTTCCGGATTATTATCAACTTGCTTTTGCAAGTCACAAGTCAACTCAGCAAAAATAGAAACTGGAATTCTTGTTTTAAGAACTCCTGGGTTATAAAGTTTTATTTCTGAAAATTCTAAGTTCATAATTTCACCGATAATAATTTAGTTAATAGTAATTGTAGAGGTGTCTTTACATATGCTCATAGTACCTTCGCAACAGATATTCCAATCTTGACCTGTCTTTGCCCCACGGCTTGGAACATTAATGATAACATTTTTACATAGATATTCTTTACCATCTTCGAAAACGCGCCAGACATGATCTTCTGTCCCGCGATTAGGTTGTCCTCTTGATTGATTGAATCTTATCATAAACTCAGACATATTAGATTATTTCTGCTGTTGCATCATATACTATAGGTTCAATGTACGGACGTGTACCAATGTTCATGTGAATAAATTTGAAAGGTTTGGTTGATGTGTTACGAGTAAAGCTATGCGGTAGCCAGGAATTTGCAAACATTAGTTGACCAGGAACTGGCGTAAAATTAATAGACGATGTTGCTGTGGTAATGTTAGAAGAATTATGTTCGTATAGTGGTAACATAAGTTTCATTGGTCGCGGATCATGAATCACCATTCGCGGAGGATCTTTCGGGCACTCTAAAAAATAAAAAGCAACTAACTGACAGTCGCTGTGATTATGATACTCCATTGATGAATACTTATGGTGTTCTTGACTCCAACATTCGGTAAGATAAGTCGAAAGTCCATTCATGTTGTATCCTTGATCGCTCAAAAGATTCCATGCTGTGTTTAATGTGTACTGTATCAGTGGAAGAAGATCTTCTTCGTTAGACACATCTGCTTGCACGACTGGATATACATCGTTTATTTTTGTTATTTTGCGCGCGGCCCTTAACGCCGCATTTGATGCTGCTCTTGAGAAATCAAGAAGTTCTGGCTTCATAATACTATAGATAGGTGAGCTAAAATACTGCCACTGATCAAGTATGTCTGTCATAATAAAATCCTTATGTTATGTATATTGGGAAAGATCAGCCTCTATCACTGTATCTAAAAACAGTCGGTTTCCAATCTTATTCCAACCACTGTTGACTTGATAAAATATATTTAAACCGTTGTTCAAACCATACTGAATAGCCCAACTAAGTATTTCGGCTGTTAGCGGAGCGCCTGCTTCAAGCAGTTGTAAAAAGCTAAGATCAGGATTTTCGTGTTGTCTCCAAACCATAATTACGTTTGATTCGTCTGGTTTCATCCACATCGGAATAGTATCAAGACCGAGTGGAAACTTTTCATTTCCTAACCATACACAGCTAAACGATTTGCACGGATTCTCAGGTCGTTGTTCATGTATCGAACATCCTTTTGTAGTTACAAAATGACATTTCCTTCCTGGCCAAAATTGATGGCCAAGAGCTTCTCCAGTTAACCAACCGCAGCACTTCGTGCAACTTCCACATTCTCTTGTCATATTATCTCACTTAAATTGAGGACCAGCTAACCATACTACTAGAGTTTTACGAATGCCTTTTGTCACAGGAGTTACTCTGTGTAAAATAAAGGACGGGAATGCAACTACTAAACCTTTTTGTTTTGTGACTTGAGTCGGCACGGGTGCATCAAATATCTCAAGATCTCCCCCCTCGTATTCAGAAGGATCAGATAATTGTATTACAAGAGATAATTTGCGAGGCGCATTCGTTGCATTTCCACCTCTGTCAAGATGCCACGTATAATGATCGTCTTTTCCATCGTATATAGTATACTGAAAGTCCTCTACAAATCCCCATATATCTAGATTGAAGAATTCACCGTTCAGTTGTCTTGCTATGAAAGCAATTCTATCATATATAAAATTAGTCTCGGGCGTAAGATTTATCCAACCTATTTTAGATGATCTAACTGCTTCTTCAACTTTACTATCAGGTCCAACACTAGCAGATTTGATCGTGAGACTATCACCAATACTAACTATTTTATCGATCTCTTCTTCAGTAAAACCATCACGCCATGATGCAAAAGAAATTTCTGGTATACCTAACGATGGAGAAGGAGCTATTTGATATACTGCCATTATTTACGCTCCCAAATATTATCTCGATAATGGGATTCATGACTTTGAAGCTTTCTACGTGTACCTTTGAGTGCTTTCAGTTCAGTTTCATTGAATGCTCTACATACATTTTTCGAAAACAAAGTATCTCTTTTAATTGGAATAACCTGCATTAACGGTGTACCAGCAGGTAGAATACCTTTAAAATTGGGTTCGTTCCAAACAAATGGAAAGTTAATAAACTCAAAATAACCATCGCAGTCTACCATACCCGAAAAACAAGTAAATCTTGGATCAGGTCTATTTAATGGTGGAACAAACAACAGTGAGTATCCTTTCGGGCAGTTGATTGCCCACCAGTTCATGAATTTAATTGGAGGTTTTGGTAAATGTGGAGCGGGGCATTTGTCAGATGTTACTTGCCACTGTAAATGATTCTCGATCATTGCTCTCGGATATTTGCTGTTGTATTCAATGAACGAACAATCTTCATTCGAAGTGATTTCAACATCAGCAACGAGTGGAATAATCCAACCCGTGATCATCGCATCAAGAAAAGGTGGGCATCTTTTGAGAGTAGATTGATCAAAGCCTACATCCTTCTTCATTGGCAAAGCTTTATACCATTCTGGTATCAGTTTGCGGGCAGGATAAGGTTCTGGTATATTTCCTAAATCATCATCATAGCAAAGAAATTCTAGTTTAGGCTCATTCTTTTCAAAAAACGAAAACATCAATTTTGTCCATTTCCAGGTTTTTCATAGTGTATTCCACCAGATTCAATAAATTTTTTACATTGCTCGACGTCGCTCGCACCTCTCAGAATATGATCATCATGCAAACTAAAATGTAAGCTTGAGATCCATATTCTGAGATGTGGTGGAAGTTTGTCATAGCAACGCATTACCAATGCCATTCTTTGTATGTTAACATGTTCCAAATGAATGACTCTATTATATATATGTAAATTACAGGGCTGCTAGTTCGACTAAGTTGCTCTCTGTGATGGCATCTAAGCCAATCAATGCTTGTTTGACTGCGGTAAAATCGTCATGTTTTTCATCGTAGATGACAAATGGAAAATCAGTAAATTCTCCAATATCCCATGTATTTAGAGCATTGAATACAGATTCGTATTGACTACTATCGTTGTATGATAAATGAGTAAACTCAATGTTATTATCCTGTAGCCACTGATAGGCTGCAGCAGAGTCGTTGCCACCTGTCGTAGTCAAACCAGTATAAAGATAAACGTCTTTAATTCCTACTAGCATGTATTGTTTCCTTTTTGTTATTTGTGCTAAAATGTTACACTCATCGTACCATTAGCGCTGCCTGTTCCAATATTTATAGAAACTATTTGATATGGGTATACTTTTACTGATACTGAATTTGTCGTAGTACCAATATTACCAGCGTTTCCTGATGCTCCAGGATTTGATGTGCCGGCTGTTCCGGCGGTCGCTCCAGTTCCAGCACTACCTGCTGTGCCAGTATTTCCTGCTGCTCCTGCGCCTCCTGGATTTCCAGCCGCACCATTTGTAGCTCCAGTTCCAGCTGCTCCTGTTGTGCCAGCATTACCAGCAGCTCCGGCACCGCCTGGGTTTCCAGCCGCACCATTTGTAGCTCCAGTTCCTGCATTGCCAGTCGCTCCAGCATTTCCTGCTGCTCCTGCACCTCCTGGATTTCCAGCTGCACCATTTGTAGCTCCAGTTCCTGCATTGCCAGTCGCTCCGGCATTTCCTGCAGCGCCGGCATTACCAGGACTTCCTGCTGCTCCTGGATTTGCTCCAGTTCCTGCCGCTCCTGTTGTACCAGCATTTCCGTTGGCTCCTGCACCGCCTGGACTTCCTGCTGCTCCTGGATTTGCTCCAGTTCCTGCCGCTCCTGTTGTACCAGCGCTTCCTGCAGCGCCGGCATTACCAGGACTTCCTGCTGCTCCAGCGTTTGCTCCAGTTCCTGCGGCCCCAGTATTTCCAGCACTTCCATTGGCGCCTGCATTACCAGGACTTCCTGCTGCTCCAGCGTTTGCTCCAGTTCCTGCGGCTCCTGTATTTCCTGCGCTGCCTGGTGTTCCTGCATTACCTGAACCACCGGCAGCGCCCGAAAGAAGTCCTCCATTGCCGCCTGCGCCGCCGTTGCCGTTAGTAGCACCACTTATGTTGCCTGAATTACCCGCGGTACCAGCATTGCCGGCGCCGCTACCACCTTGCTTTAAAGTCCAACCCGATGCTCCGCCTCCGCCTCCGCCGCCTCCGCCGCCTCCGCCTACACCAGCGTTGCCAGGAGATCCGGAGTTACCCGCCGTACCACCAGCTCCTCCTGCACCACCGGCGCCATTTGTTCCTGGGTTACCAGCATTGCCAGTGGCTCCTGGATTCCCAGCATTTCCTCTTGCACCGCCTGCACCACCAGCACCGTTATTTCCTGGATTACCAGCATTGCCAGTGGCTCCTGGATTACCAGCATTACCAGCAGCACCGCCTGCACCACCAGCACCGTTATTTCCTGGATTGCCGGCATTACCAGTGGCTCCTGGATTACCAGCATTACCACCAGCTCCTCCTGCACCACCAGCCCCATTGGTGCCAGGATTGCCTGTTCCTCCAATACCACCAGATGTCCCAGCTGTACCACCAGCACCACCAGTTCCTGCAGCTCCATTATTACCGGGATTGCCTGTTCCTCCAATACCTCCGGAAGTACCGGCCGATCCTCCGGCGCCGCCTGTACCAGCAGCTCCATTGTTACCGGGATTGCCTGTTCCTCCAATACCACCAGATGTCCCAGCTGTACCACCAGCACCGCCAGTTCCTGCAGCCCCATTATTTCCGGGATTGCCTGATCCACCTGGATTTCCAGAAGTTCCGGCCGAGCCAGCTGCTCCGTTTGTAGCATTTCCTCCAGCCCCACCAGTACCACCGGTTCCACCTGGAAAATTAGCTAAGGAACCAAACGTTGAAACGTTGCCTGGGTTTCCACTTGATCCCGGATTTCCGTTTGCTGCGCCAGTCCCAGCATTACCAGCAGCTCCGGCACCGCCTGGATTTCCTGCTGCTCCTGGATTAGCTCCAGTGCCAGCATTACCATTTGCTCCAGTATTTCCTGCTGCTCCGGCATTTCCAGGGCTCCCTGCTGCCCCTGGATTAGCTCCAGTGCCGGCATTACCATTTGCACCTGGATTTCCTGCTGCGCCGGCATTACCTGGATTGCCAGTAGATCCAGCGGTTGCCCCTGTTCCTGCATTACCATTTGCTCCAGTATTTCCTGCTGCGCCTGCATTACCTGGATTTCCTGCTGCTCCAGCAGTTGCCCCTGTACCTGCGGCCCCTGTTGTGCCGGCATTACCATTAGCACCGGCACCGCCAGGACTTCCTGCTGCTCCGGCGTTTGCTCCAGTTCCAGCCGCCCCTGTTGTGCCGGCATTACCATTGGCACCAGCTCCACCAGGACTTCCTGCTGCTCCAGCGTTTGCTCCAGTTCCTGCTGCTCCAGTATTTCCAGCATTTCCATTGGCCCCAGCTCCACCGGGACTTCCTGCTGCTCCAGCAGTTGCCCCTGATCCTGCGGCTCCAGTATTTCCAGCACTTCCATTGGCACCCGCACCACCTGCACTCCCTGAATTACCAGTCACTCCGCTACCGCCGCCTCCGCCGCCGCCACCGCCGCCGCCGCAAACGCACCCCCCAAGATTTGCGCTTCCACCAAAGCCACCATTTCCTCCGCCAGGAGAGCCTCCGGCGCCGCCGGGGGCAGAACAAGGCGCAAATGGGGTGCCAAAACAACCGCAGCCACCGCCCGGACTACCACCGCTACCGGCTCCGCCACCGCAAGGTCGGGCTGAACCTTGTCCGCCGCCTCCTCCCGTACCTGCGCTACCGCCAGTGCCACCAGCACCGCCGGCACCATTATTTCCTGGATTTCCAGAGTTTCCTGTGGCACCTGGATTCCCAGCATTTCCTCTTGCACCGCCAGCACCGCCGGCACCATTGGTACCAGGATTACCAGAGTTTCCTGTGGCACCTGGATTCCCAGCATTACCAGCAGCACCGCCAGCACCGCCGGCGCCATTTGTTCCTGGGTTACCAGCATTGCCAGTGGCACCTGGATTCCCAGCATTACCAGCAGCACCGCCTGCACCACCGGCACCATTAGTACCGGGATTGCCGGAGTTTCCTGTCGCTCCAGCATTTCCAGCAGTACCACCAGCACCGCCAGCTCCGCCAGCACCATTCGTACCTGCATTGCCAGTGGCACCTGGATTCCCAGCATTCCCTGCAGCACCTCCGGCTCCTCCTGGGCCGCCAGCACCGTTTGTGCCAGCATTTCCTGATGCGCCGGGATTTCCAGATGTTCCAGCTGTACCACCAGCACCGCCAGCTCCGCCGGCCCCGTTTGTGCCAGCATTTCCTGATGCGCCAGGATTGCCAGATGTCCCAGCTGTACCACCAGCACCACCAGTTCCTGCGGCCCCATTATTTCCAGGATTACCAGCATTGCCAGCAGTACCAGGATTGCCTGCATTACCAGCGTTTCCATTGCCGCCACGACCAGATATATCTATAGAATATACGCCTGCAGGAACGACGAATGTTGCGGGGGCATTGAATACTTGTGTGGCTGGAGCAGCCTTACCTGAAGCTCTAAATACATTTAATGGCATCGTATAACCTTCTTATTAACCTGTATTTGCAAGAGATAAGGCACCGAGATATGTTGTACCTCCGTCGAGGGTAAAGAAACTGAAGACATCGATTTTATTTGCACCAGTTGACATCGTCGGTGTCGAAGCATTCGGATATTTAACAGAAGCCGGCCACGTGATTATTCTCGATCCCGTGGCGTCTTGTTTACAATGAAGTGTGAAACTGTATGCATTGCCCGATGCAGGAGGATTTGAAAATGTAATTGTAATAGACGCGTTGGCCAATGTCAAATCGAATACGTTGGATAGTGATAAATCTACAGTGTGAGTAGTTGTTGTTATAGTATTGGCAACAACTGCTTCTTTGTATGAAGCAAGCTTAGGATTACTTAACACATTATTTGCCATTGCAACGTTGGCATTAAGAGTAGTAATACCAGCTACTTGTAGCGTCGAGGTTACGTTGGCAAAACCAGTGATCGTAGTATTACCGGCAGCAAGGGTGGTAATTCCAGATGCAGCACCTGCGGCTACAAGAGACGAAACAGCAAGTGGTTGACTGTTTGTAGACCAGCGATCATTTGTTTCATCCCAGACGAACTGAACGTTGGCAGACGTCCCGCGCATGATCTCGAAGCCAGCATTCTCAGTAGGAGGATTAGCTCCAAGATCTGCATTCAGCGTAACAATATTATCACCAACGTCGAGTGTTGTGGTGTTCACGTAAGTTCTTGTACCGGAAACTGTCAGGTTACCCGAGAGTGTAAGATCGGCGATTGATAATGTGGAATTCACATGAATACCAGTCGTATTGACCGTAAGTGTTGGCCCAGCAGTTACTCCAATTGTACCACTAGTTGTAATCGTTCCACCAGAAAGTCCATTAGCCGTGGCGACTGAGGTTACACCTCCACCGGTGGCACCTTGAGCACCTTGAGCGCCTTGAGCACCAGTAACACCTTGAGGTCCAGCAACACCTTGAGCACCAGTTGCGCCAGTTGCGCCTTGAACACCTTGAGCGCCGGCAACACCTTGAGCACCAGTTGCGCCAGTTGCGCCTTGAACACCTTGAGCGCCAGCAACACCTTGAGCACCTTGATCACCCGTTGTGCCTTGAGCACCAGTTGCGCCAGTTGCGCCTTGAACACCTTGAGCGCCAGCAACACCTTGAGCGCCTTGAGCACCCGTTGTGCCTTGAGCACCTTGTGCACCGGTTGCACCTTGAGCACCTTGAGCGCCTTGAGATCCGAGAGTAAGTGAAGCACCATTTAAAGTTGTAACTTGAACAATATCACCAGCAATCGCATTCGATGTAAGCGTTAAGACCGTGGTATTTGTCGTGTTATAGTCAACGGCCGCAATCTGACGCGAACCATTAATGAAGACGCTTTCAAGCCCTAAAGTATATACGAATGTGTTTGATGTGTCGTCTAATCCTGTAAACACCGTGGTATTCGATGTGACAGTAAACGTATAGGTATTCATGGTAGCAGCATTTGCCGTACCGCCTGAGCCCCAATAAACTCCTGTTCCATTCGATGAAAGAACTTGGCCGTTGGATCCAGAAGATCCGTTGGCTACGATCGTAGTGACAGCGAGAGAAGAGAGATTTGAACCAACTTCAAAGATGGCATTCGCAGCATCTGAAGAGAAGACTTTACGGTCAGTTAGGTTGACTGCAAATTCACCGTTATCAATAAAGCCGGAATTTGCTACGTCAGTAGTATTAGCTGTACGACCAGAAATTGTCGTGCGCTTAAATTGAAATTTATTTGCCATTCTCAACCTCTATATAGAGCAACGAAGCGGTTATGTAACCCCTAATATTCTATTTATACAGAAGTATCTTCAGCTTTTTTATTTTTATTTCCAAGCTTTTCAAGATCAACAATTTTTGCTTGAAGACTGGTCATGGTTTTATCGGCCATGACCAGTCTTGTTTCTAGCATGATGTTCTTACTTGTAAGATCATGTACACTCGCGAGTAATCGATTGATGTACTCATTTACAAATTCAGCTTCCATAAATTAGAATGTCCCGCCGTCGAGGGTTGCGTATACAACTGCTGTACCGTTAGACTGAAGCACGAATCCAGTAGAGCCAACAGCTAATTTTCTAAAACCGTTCGAAGAGTTAGCAACTAAAATGTCTTCTGCAGTAACAGTCGCGAGTCCAGTACCACCGCTTGTTCCAGGCAGTGCAGTCGAAAGACTCAATGTATTCGCTGTGATACCAACCGCGAGTGTCGAGTTCGCAGTAAGAGTAACGTTAGTCGCGTTCGAAACCAAACCACCAGAGTTTAGGAATGCTTGTAATGTAGCAGTAGTATAACCGGCTGCTGCAGTGTCTACAGTTGTTGTAGGTTCTGTTTGAGAACCAGCAAAGAGCTTATAAACGCCATCTGTAGCATCACGGAAAAGACCGGTATATTTAGCTCCAGTGGCACCGTATTGACCATAAAGACCGATATCAAGAATGTCGGTTGTTGCGTTTCCGTTTGCAAGCTCGATCAGCGAATCTTGGACTGTCAGGTTGGTAGTATCGATTGTCGAAAGCGTACCGAGAACAGTCAGATTTCCGGAAAGAGAAAGATCTGTAATCGAGAGTGCAGTATTAACATGGAGTCCAGCAGAGTTGACCGTGAGTGTTGAACCAGTGGTAAGGCCAACTGCATCTGCAGTGACATTAATACCGTTAGCAGCACCAACATGAACTCCAGTCGCGTTAGCTGTAAGACCATCACCGCCAACAACGTTGATACCAGCGCCATCAACAGAAATACCGTTAGCAGCTTTGGCAAAGACGCCTGAAGTATTCGATACAATACCGTTGTTTGCTACAACAGCAATCGTGGCTGCACCACCTTCACCAGATGAGGATCCAGAAATACCGTTACCAGCTGTGATAGTAGCAACATAGTCGCCTGATGTACCCGAACCAAGAGCAACGTCGCCTGAAAGTTGCGATGTGGCAATTGAAAGTGCAGCAGCATTGACATAAACGCCCGAGGTATTCGAAACAATCGTACCGTTACCAGATACGACATGCACACCTGTTGCGTTCGAAGCAATACCAGCTCCGGCAACAACAAAAACGCCTGTTGCGTTTGCAGATAGACCGTTATTTGCAATAACGTGTACGCCTGAGGTATTTGAAGCAAGACCGCTATTTGCAACTACAGCAATCGCGTCTGCAGAGACGCTGATACCGTTACCAGCACCAACATCAAGAGTTACCTCGCCAGATGTACCGCCACCAGTAAGACCAGAACCGGCTACGACTGATGTAATATCACCATCTTGAGGTGTTACCCAGTATACAGCTGTTCCGTTCGATGCAAGAACTTGTCCTGCAGTACCATTTGTGCCATTTGCATTAAGAGCAACGTTAGTTCCAATATTGATCTGTGTGGCATTTGCTACGAACGCCGTACCAACACTCACAATCGCTGCGTTCACGGTGCCTGTAGAGAATACACCGGTGGCATTCGCAACAAAAGAATTAGAACCAACGACGAAGTTACCGCCAGAGCCAGCAAGAACGCCGCCGGCAACAGACAGTTTATTATTGGTATTATCAAACGTAAAGTCTGCGTCTCCGGCTAATGCGCCAGAATTATTAAATTGAACTTGTGTATTTGAACCAGATACGCCAGAAGTAGGAGTTTCCCAATAAGCGGCTGTTCCATTTGAACTCAGTACTTGTCCGTTGGTACCCGTCGAACCATTGGCTGTAACTGTTGTCACAACAGCGTTAGCAACAATAATCTTGTCGATACCAGAGGTACCATTCGCAACGAGTGCTTGGTTGGCGGTCAGTATACCAGGATTAAATTTACCGGCAATGGTGATCGAAGCACCATTCGAACCAATAAATAAGTGATCGCCATTTGCTGTAAACGCTAATTCACCGTTAGCTAATGTTGGCGCATCAGCTGTCGTTAACGACCTTTTAATTTGAATTAAATTGTCTGCCATTTGGCTATTCCTTTTAGGTTAAAATGATCCGCCGTCGAGATCTACTGCTAGATCCGCGAATGACAGTTGTCTCACCTCATATTTATCATTTTGAGAATTGTAGATTAATGTAGCGCCATTGGCGGCTTCAACGACGCTGACGTCGAGTATGTTTTCAATACTTCGTATTTCTTGAATTTGATTTTTCAGAGTAATAGGACCAGCAGATGATAATCTGCCGTTGTTATTTGTAATTGTAGCGACTAAACGAGATGCACCTGCCATTATCTTGTAACTCCTGGTGTAACTGTGACGATACCTTCAACAAGACGAGAAACTGTTCCGCTGCCATCAGTCAACTCACAGTCATATACGTATCTTCCGGCTGTAAGGCCATTTGTGGTATTTGCCGACATCGAAAGAGCGACGACGCCAGTCACAGCAGTAATCGAAACTGTAAATGCGGTTTGAGCGGTCGAAGTATAATGCTTACGCATCTGAGCGGCACCTGTAAATCCTGTAAGATTTACGATGTTACCATTTTCATCAGTCACATCAATAGACGTAGCAAATGAAGTGCCTTGATCGATAATGATATTTGCTTTCAGTGCCATTTAATTCTTCCGCTATGTTTATTCAAAACTATAAGATGTTACAGTTATCACCCAATATTTAGTTTCTGCACCATTTGATGCTGATACGTTAAACGTTTGTTCATTGAAACCACCTGTATAAGCTGCTACAAGTTCAATTGATGAAGCACTTCCTCCACTTGCAACACTGGCGTATCCACTAAATCCATCTCCTCCAGTATAAGTCCAAACTACGCTTGAAGAAGCTGTGATAGTATAACCTGCTTGGGAACCATACGCTTCGGCAGTGTCAAAAGTCGGAGATGATATTGTGCCGCCCACGGGACTAAAAGTAACTAAGGCTACATCTGCATACGGACGTATTCCTACATATTGCCACGTAGATCCATTCCACATTTTAACGGCGGCAAAATCTTGGCTCCCGACCCACGACGAGCCGTTCCAATATTTAACAGGTTTAGCAGATAGGAACGTTAGCGGCACTTATTATTCTCCTGGCTTAGATGGCCAAACAACGTCTGCTGCATTTGTATAAGTCTGAGGAAGATCTCTTAAAGTTTGACGATATGTAGCCCAAGCAGTTTTATCTCCAGGCCAATCTGCCATTTGAGTATAGTCAGATAAAGCTAGAAGATTATTTCTTTTCGATCTAATTTGTTCCCAAGTAATTACCACGACTCGATCTTGCAAAACAAGATTTCCTTGTGATAAAACCAATTCTTTATTTTGCATATTCATACCATGGAGAAACTGCTGGTGTTGCTCTGCGGTAATTTCAACAATATCTTGCGGCAATGACGGATACCCAAAATCAGTATCGTAAAAACCTTTTGTTGTTGGGCTGTAGTAAATTGTCATTTTATTAATATCCCATTGCTAACCAGTAACCGGTATGAGAACTTTCATCTCCGTTAAACCAACTGAAACCAGTTGTTGATACACTAAAAATGGTTGCACCTTTAGAAGCCTGTCCAAATACGCCTGTATCTCCTACGCCATTCATCACAGCTCGGGCAACCGCGGTGAACGATGTTGGAAATGATCCAGATCCTGTAGTATTTGGAGTAACAGTTACTGTTCCCCACTGAATAATTGCTCCGTTTGGCAACTTAGTCCATCCATTTGACGAGAGACTTTGTGTATATCCTGTAGTTCCTGCAGTGTCAATCCAGATATCACCAGCCGCTGAAGCAGTAGGTTGAGTCGCTGTTACAAAAACTTGGCCGCCACTTGTAAATCCTGCGGTGACGTGTCTTAGAATAGGCGCGACAGCACCAGATGCACTTCCTTGGGCACCTTGTGGTCCGGTTGCACCTTGAGCACCTGTTATACTTGAACCTGCCGCGCCTTGAGCACCAGTTGCACCTTGTGCTCCGTTTATTCCAGGAGATCCTTGAGGACCAGTTGCACCTTGAGCGCCTTGTAATCCTTGAGCACCTTGAGGACCAGCAACTGAAGATGCTGCACCTTGTGCACCTGTAAGGCCTTGCGGTCCCTGTGGTCCTTGGATACCTTGCAAACCTTGGGCGCCTTGAGGACCGGCAACGGTTGAAGCAGCACCTTGAGCACCAGTTGTTCCTTGCGGTCCCTGAGGTCCGATAATTCCTTGTGCACCTTGTGGTCCCGTCGGTCCTTGAACCGAAGGTCCTTGTGGTCCTTGAGAACCAGTTGTTCCCTGTGGACCCTGGGAACCAGTTATTCCTTGCGCGCCTTGTGGACCAGGAACTGTCGAAGCTGCGCCTTGAGCACCAGTTGGTCCTTGAGAACCGGTAGATCCTTGTGCACCTTGAGCACCAGTTGCACCTTGCGCACCTTGAGGTCCAGCAAGTTGCGTCCACACCAAGTTAGCTGTCGCTCCACTTGATGCAAGGACGAAACCTGTTGTTCCAGCAGATTGTGTAGGTAGAAGGTTATTGATCGATCCGCCTGTACCGCCCCGAGATGTAGGAAGTGTACCGACAGTAATAGCAGATGCATCAACAAATACGCCTGCCGCGTTTACTGTTAAACCAGCATTCGCTACAAAACTAATCGTAGGATTTCCAGAAACGCCGTTGCCGTTTGTTACGCTAATGCCGTTCGTAGAAGCAATCGATACCGTAGTACCTGTTCCTGTACCAGTTCTGACTACGATACCATTCGCCGAGATATTGTATACGGTGTTAGCATTGCTTGCTGTACCAGTATAGAGCGACGAGTTAACGCCTGCTCCACTCGGGAAATTCACCGTATTTGTAACGGTGATATTGTTTGCAAAGACATCAAAGCGAGCAGTCGTAGTACCAAGTGCACCACCGTTTGCATCTGGTCGTAGTGTTCCATAAGATGTCGTATTAAATACGAAAGCATTGAAACGGTTTGAAGTATTACCGAGTGGCTGCTGATCTGCAATCAGAAGAACCCCGCCTTGACCGATGGTAACGTTGGCGTATACAAGAGAACCATTTACTACAAGGTTACCAGATACAACAAACAAGTCGTTTTTAAAGTGCGCGTTGGCTTCTACGTCGACACGATCATAGAAGATCGCGTTGCCAGAAGCAACTAGACCGTTATCAACCTTAAATCTATTATTTGCGCCTGACATATATTACCTTACTTAATGAATTGAGCAACAACTTTTGCAGCCGTGCTAGATCTTGTTTGATTGACATATACTCTTACGTTTGCAGTAGCCACGTTCGCAGAGAAAGTACCAAGTAAGCTGACTCCGGAATTAGCTGCAACAGGTGAAGAAACCGTACCATATGTTGTAAGCTGCGCAGTCGAATTATCATGAGCAAGTAGTACTTCAGAGATCTGTGTATTACCAGCATTTTTCAATTGAATGAGAAGTTTAGCAGTGCTATAGTCTGCCTTTGGATATTCGAAGACAAGAAGATCTGAACCAGTCGTAGCTCCAAGATTTCCGTTTGCAAAGATATCAACTACGTGCTCAGTCTTGAAAGTCACGATGTTTGCATGTGTAGCAGGACCAGTCACTGCGAGCGTATTCGCTAGAGCAGTTGCTCCTGTTACTCCAAGAGTACTCGAAAGCGTTGTAGCTCCAGTTACAGTGAGCGTATTCGAAAGATTCGTATTTCCTGTAACCGTCAGCGTATTTGCAAGAGCAACGTTCGAACTGACTGTCGCAGCACCTACAACAACAAGATGGCTTGTCGGCGTAATGGTAAGATTCGCAGATGCAGTGATCGATCCATTACCAATCGCCGTATTAAACGTTGCATTCCCAACAAGAACCGTAGTAGCATTTGCAACGACATTCGCTCCGACTGCAACAACTGTTTGGTTAGCAGTAACAATACCTGCAAAGAATCCTGTCGGTGTAACGTTAGATGTCGACGTTGAGTTGACAATGCTAACAATTCGAGTATTCGCTAAAACGGTATTACTACCTTCTGCGGTGAAGAATCGAAGCGATGTTAACTCAGAAGCGTTAAGCGTATTACCTACAAATACTCCGCTACTATTTGCTACAACGTTACCAATCGCACCTGTTCCAGTGATTTGCACTGTACCACCATTGGTAGCATTTGCCGTGACGTTTGCGCCGAGCGAGATCTGAATAGTATTGGCAGTAAAGATGCCAGTTTTAAATGCGTTCGGTTCGATGTTTGCAGTGGCACTCGAGTTAGCGATGCTAATGATTCGAGTATTTGCAAGAGTGGTGTTTGAACCTTCAGATGCAAGGAAACGAACTGATGTGACTTGTGAAGAGTTTAAAGTATTACCTACATGCAGGCCACTACTATTTGCAACCGTATTGCCGACCGTACCAGTTCCTGTTACTTGGATCGTGCCGCCGTTGGTAGCATTCGCAGTGACATTGGCACCAAGTGAAACTTGAATGGTGTTAGCTGTAAAGATGCCTGTCTTGAAACTGATAGGATCAATATTTGCAGATGATGTTGTATTGGCAATGCTAATGATCTGATTGTTTGCGAGTACGGTATTGCTACCTTCTGCGGCAAAGAATCGAACACTCGTCATCTGACTGTTCGTAACAGTATTGCCTACATATAGGCCGCTGCTATTTGATACACTGTTACCTACTGCTCCGGATCCTGTGACTTGGATCGTACCACCATTCGTGGCATTAGCAGTGACATTGGCACCTAATGTAATCTGAATCGTGTTCGCTACAAACAATCCAGTGCTAAAGCTAATTGGATTCATCGTAGCAGTGTTAGTGCTATTCGCGGCAACAACTGCGAATGCAGTTGCTGTTGTATTCGTGGTCGAGTTCGACTGAATCGTCAGCTTCGTTGTGTTAGCGACAAGGTTTGCACCAGTCAAACCAGCATGTAGACCGTACTGCCACATGAATGTGTTCGAAGAACCATTGGCAACTTCCAGACGAATTTCGGTCGATGTCACGTTGCTCAGAACAGTGTTCGTACTGATCATGAGATTCGCAAACGAACCGTTGACGTTTCCGCCTTTCATCCAGTTTGTTACGACGAGATTATTAGCCCCGAATGTTCCGTATAGCTGAGCTGTTCTTGGAAACGCAGTGTTACCCGTGTTTGCATACGTGCTATTTGCAGTGATGATTTCTGTCGAAAGCGCGTGAAGAAGTTCATTGGTCTCGAGGAGCCAAACCTCGAACGAGTCGGTAATTACATCAACATTAGCTACTGGTCTTGACATTAATTTCTTCCATTCACTACTTGTAAGAGTAGAGTTTTAATTTCTTTGAGATCGTCTTCGACTGCACTGATTCTATTCGATAGCTCTTTGCTATTCTTCGCTTTCGATCTCTCTGCTACAAACTTTGCATAAGATGCATCGTCTGTATTTATGAAAGCTCCAGTAGAAGTATCTTTCATGAATCCATCAGTTTCAGTCTTGACTAACATTATGCGGAAACTCCGATAACCTGAATAGCCTCTACCTTTGGAACAATGTGAGATTGCGT